ATCCAGAGCTGTAAATGCGATCTTTGAAGCGGATGTAACGCTCGTTCAAGCAACATGGTTAAACGATGTTTTGAACAGAATATCGGTGGCGTTCACAAGGCATACGAATTCGTTGACGGTGTTCAGCTCTGCAGCAGTGGCAGAAAGTTTCGTAAACCAAAATCTTTTACCACACCACATAGTGGGTTACAAAAGAGAGGACATGGAACATACACTACATCCGAATGCAATAGATGACTTGGTAAAGCCTTTGATGAGCATAAAATTGAACTCAAGAATATCAAAATTGCGGGCAGTATTGTCAGCACCATTGGTATTGGAGGGCCACGCTGTCAACATCTATGAAGAAAGTTCAGAAGCTCCCAGAATTTTAGCCAAAGGAAGACAAGAAACTGTAGAAATTCAAAATTTTTGTTTCGAACAAGGCAATTTTGATTTGGTAGAGCCGGAAGAAATGGACTTAATTACTTCCGCACCAAGAAGAGGATTGACCATGCGATTGCCAGGGCCTAAGGTGGTTAGAACAGACGTCCGCAATGAATTTGAGGGAGCGAGTAAACTAGCAGACATTCAAGTGAATTCTTCAGGCTTCGATTCTTTCAAAAATCTAGTGGACAGGCAAATAGCGACCACAAAAACCTCAAGATTCGGCACGGCAGATATGCAAGAAGGCACAACCATATACAAACGATTCAAAGAGTGTTTTTACGCATCGGATTATACTATATTGGATGTGGAGAAGCAAGCCTCTTGGTTGGCTGAGACAGAAGTAAATGCTTTGAACATGATAATAACTGGCGAACCATTGGGGGAAACAGCCAGAAGTTTGACGGTAGACGCAGAGTACAAAACTCAAACCAAAGCAAAAGCCGTGCCAGGTTTCGCAGCCACCGTGCCCTACGGACAATCAATATTGGCAAACTCAAAAGCTTTCAATGCACATTTTTCGACTTCTCAACCCAAATTATATTTGAACTTGTCGAGAATGTTACGAAATGGAGCAATATTGGATTACGGAATGTCCGATCAAGTTTTGTCTTCAAGATTGCAAATATTGGGTTTAGCAGAAGGAATGAACGGACCAAAGAATATACAAGCGGATGTTTCCAAACAAGACAGTTCACACACAGCCGCTTTTCTTTACGCCTTCATTTTGATCGCTCGTGATGCAGGGCTGGACGAAGACAGTCTACTATTCTATCTGGCATATTCTAGAAAATACCATTTCAGATCCAGGGGTGCAGATGCAACTCGTTCGTCAGTGTCTTACAATTTGGGATCTGGCGATCCGTTCACATTGATAAGAAATGACGTAATGGAAATGTGCGTGATAGCTTGTAGATTTTCAAATGCCAACACAATGTCAATAGTGGAAAAAGGAGACGACGTACACGGCAACATCTTTAATTTATCTCCTCACCCCTTAGCCAATTTGCCTTCTATAGCTCAAGTAAAATTAACAGTTGATTACGGTACTGTTGGTTATCATGCTGGAAGATTTCACAACGGCAAAAGATATTTGGTAGATCCAGTCAGAGCATTCTTGAAACATTTCACAAGACTTTCAGATTCAAACGTTTCAAATAACGTATTGTATTCAAGTTATGTTTCAAGAGCAACTGATTATGATAATGAGGAAGTAGAATTTTTGGTTAACGCCTGTCAAATCCACTATCCCTTTTATTCTTCGGCACAAATAACTGTAATGATTGACACAATGATTCAATTGAGAATCAGATCCACGTTCGACAAATTTTCAGTAATAAGACTGAAAGATCATATAATAACAGTGGATTCCAAATCAGATTGC